AAGCGCCGGATTCAATCCTGCCGCTTTTAAATCCGCCATAGCCCTTTGATATGCCGTATTACTCATACGCTCTTGAAAATCGCGGTTAAGTTGAGCCTGCTCCGCGGAAAACTTACGCGATTTTTCCGCTTCAAACGCCGAAAAATAACGTGCAATTTCCGCCTGTTGCGCATTAAACTTCTGCTCTTCCTGACGCGCTTTCTTTGCAAGAGCAGAATTAATACCTGTCGTAACAAGATTTCCAAGAGAGCCAAGAGCGGCACTACCTAACATAAAAGCAGTAAGCGACATAAAATCACCGCCTTAATGATGGTCGATAAGACCAGGCACCGAGTAAACAGGCATAGGACGTATCATTTCATTTTCGGTGTAAATATCGATTATAAACTGATTTGCAGTCGTAGACGGAACAGCAAGAGCCCTATCAAGATACTCAGTCGTTTCGGATAAAAACTGATCGCCAAGAATAGGCGCATTTGCGTAATTATCACCCAAATGCCAAATATCCATAGAATTAGTAGCAGTAGAACGCAACTCACCCGAGATACGCGACGGCTTATAGCGGTAATCTGCCCAAGCCTCTTGATAACCAAAAACAGATTTAGAAGTATCTTCCCCGCCAATACCAAAATATAACTCACTCTGATAAATAGGCTGCTCACCAATATTTGCAAAAACAGGATCATAAAAATCAGTACGTTTTTTTCTCGTCCAAAACTTTTCAAGTCCTTGCTGATAAGTATGATGCTGACGTACACACATAACACCGATTACAAATCCATGCTCAACAAAACCTTTTGTAAAACCACTTTTTCCACCAGACAAAGAATACGCACCAACCTGACCAAGAGTATTAGCACCCTCGCCAGAGGTCGTCTGCTCGACTTGCTCAATCGAAACAGGAAGCCGCGCACCACCAAGGAATTCAGGAACTTGCATACGACTATCAGGAGAAGTTACACCAAAATGTGATTGTAAATATTCACGATACCTTGTGCCACCGCGAGCGTCCTTTTCAAGCATTTTCTGGAGCTGGAAAGCAAAACGAAGTTCATTGACATTTGCAACAGTCATATCCGAAGTTTGCGCTTTTAACGAAAATCTAGGATAAGAGCCAACAGCCTGAAAGACATCATTAGGTAAATTCAAAAATTCAATATCCCTCGAATTTTGAGAAATACCTAAAGGCATAGGAGTAGTAGCAGGAGTATAATCGCCGTAATTATGCAACTTGAAAAGGTTTTCCCCGCCACCATCAACGACAGGAACATCACCTACAAGCGAAAACTTTACAGCCTCACCTTTCTGCGGAGCAGGTAAAGCAGATGTAAAATAATCGTGAAGCTTACAAACAGGAGCAGGATACGCTTGCACATAATTATTCGGAGACCACTTAAAGTTAGCATTTCCAAAGCCACGACTCGTATTATATAACTGAACAGGATCCTGATTGTTTTCGTCTCTAAAATACTCATTCCATATCAAAGCATAAGCATTAAAAGGCAAAATCGAAACCTCAGGAAATCTTGTTGTTTGTCCTATATATGCACCAACAGGCAAACCAAAATAATCAGCAATAGTCCCTTGTTTTACTTCTGAAAACTTAAAAGTAGGAACTGTTGTTTCCTTAGCTGGTATCCAATGACTATCTTTATTTTCGCCCATAACTTGCGCCCACTTATCATAAGACAAACGATTTGGAACAAAGAAATAATATACGTCCAAAAACAGATTATCCATAATCGGACGTATCAACGCGGAAGAAATACGGCAAACCTCTTGCATACGAAGTTTAAAAGTATCACCAGGCAAAACCTCTATAACATCAAAGGGAATAAGTTTTCCCATATTAAACGACGTCTTATGATGGTATCGCGAAGTAAACTTAGAACGCGAAATATTTATATTCGGAACAGTAGAGAAATTATTACTCATTTACTACACCCCCACACACAAAAAGAGGCTTTTGAAGTGCCTTAATCGTCCCTTTGACACTGTCAAAAGTGCCGATTTTATACAATTCGCAATCGGTCGATTCAATTCCTTGACTTGCCGACTGTTGTAAAATAAAATGAAAACGCCTTATAGCACACTCTTGATTAATTTCAACTTGCGGATTAGAATACATACCCGCTTTTTTATCATAAATAGAATAAAGTTCGTAGACCATTTTTTATACCTCCTTACAGTCTATAACCGCCGCGCATATTGCGCGCTGCAAGATTTTTTCGAGAAACACGACTAGCCGTACGTCTAAAATTACGCTTATTTGCTTTCTTCGACAATCTCTTTCTTCTCATCCTTTTTTACCTCCACTTTAACAGTCGGTTTTTCTTCGACTTTATCAGTCAAAGAATTATCGACAATTTCCTTAACTTCGGCAGCAGTTTTATCAATCGCCGTATAAATCTCGGATACGCTCATAGACATCGGAAGATTGTACTTATCACGATACATCTCAGCGATGTCAATAAGACTTGCCATTTTCAAGAGGTCATTACCTCTTTCAATTGCGTCAAGATCGACTATACCCTCAATAGGAACTTTGCCATCCTGTACAGGCGGATAACCGCCGAATTTATCAAGGATAATATCCAAAGCACAGTCTTTATTGCTTTGAATTTCCTCGAAAAGGTCGCGCTTAACAGGTTTCTCGACAAGACACTCGCGAACGCCATCCCACTCATAATCAGTTACGAGATAGTCAAACGTCTGTTGATACACAGGGGTTTTTTGCTTCATAAGCACCTCACAAAAAAACATTTGCAAACAAAACTGTTTACAATGTTATTCTAACAGACCATCAAAACGAATGTCAACTGAATATTGATAATTTTTTTCAAAATCGTCAATCTTTTGTATCCTACGCTCATATTCGCCACGCAAATCATATCTATAAGCGTGTTTTCGAACTTCTCTCAACTCGTCTTTGGTAATCAAACCAAGATCAATTGCCTTTTTATCATAATATCGCGGAACAGAATACTTTTTTCCGCGAATATAAAAGCCATCAACCTCATAATTAAGAGATTGAAGCGCCGACAAGCCAATATAATGACTAAAACAATTATACGGCTTTTGACATTTATCTTCGATACGATTAAACTTTTGTAAATATTTCGAAGTATAAAGCGCGGTATCAAAGGTTATTTCACCAACAGTGATAAAACCTTTGCCCCAAAGTTTTTCAACAGTTTTTGATTGATACAACGGACAATCACCTGACGTATAGAAATACGTCAAATCTTTGGGCTTCCAACCAAAAATTAAAGCATGATAATGAGGACGTCCACCTTTGGAGCCATACTCACCACACATAATATATTTTATTTGCGTTGGATATATCGACTTACGAAGCCGTTTCATAAACTTTTGAAAATCATCCTTGTGCAACTCTCCGTCAGTTTTGGAATAGGTCAACGTTATAAAACAATTATCTTTATGCGTACGAGCCTCTAAAACGGCACGTACAGCCCAATTTATAGAGCGATTGATACAACACTCGATACATTGTCCGCAACTCAATTCTATAACGCTTCCTGCCTGAACAGAGCCTGACGAATGCCAATCGATAACAAACTTGTTATCTTCAATTTCAAAATTTTTTCGGATAGGGTTAAGACACATAATATCACCTCTTTTTGTGTGGGGGGTGTCAAGTGGCAATAATAATCAAGTAATAACTATTGATATAACTATCCCGCGCACAGGCGTGCGCGGGAATGTAACAAGGTTGCCGCACTAACGCTTATCAGCGAAGTGCGATTTTATAAGCGCGATAAGAAGCGCTATTGACTTTGCAATCGACACGAAAATATCAATTATTTTTTTTATTAAGTTTTTCGTTTTTTCAGATAATTTTCTCACATTGACAAAGTAATTAGTCGCGCTTATCGCGCGAGAGCTAAAAAGGCGCGAACAGTAGGGCTACGCGCGCTTCGCTTGCTAACTCCCTTCGCTTCGCTCGGTCGGTAGAACTGACACAGTGAAAAATATAAGTAAGGTTTTTGCCTAAACTACGTGATACCAAGCGTGCGAACATCCGCGCTTCTATTTATGCTTTACGTAAACCGTCTTAACAGACGGACGATTGTAAAGATAAGCGAGTTTATCCTGCGCGAGTTGATACGAGAGATAGGACTGAAACGCACTCAACGCGTTTTGTCCGAGCGTACTACTCATTTTTGCATAGGGAGCGGAAGCGGTAGCCTGCGCCGAATTTGCCATTACAGTTTGTCCGACACTGCCGGCAGGACTGCTTGCGCCTGCGTTATGATACGCAAGCGCC